AAATCCGAGGTAGCCTGTTGCTGAATTGTTTGCTAGTAACTTTACTGGTCTATATGTAGTCATACCTGAAGTTGTAGCATTTATGACTGCCGACATTGTTCCGTATTCCGAACCAGAGTAAGCAACCGCTGAAACTGCTGTTCCCACTGTTGTGTCATTAACCTGCAATGTTGAAAAATCAATGCTTGCTGGTGATGTACGCATTGGCACTGGAAAGTTAATCATAATCATACCGTTGGTGCTTGATGATGCTAAGCCGAAACCCATTGGTTGATAGCCTGCGCCTGTTCCATTGCGGTAGTAATACCTCTGGCAAGCGGCTAATTCTCCTTGGATTGTTCCGCCAGCACGTTCAAACTCTGTTGCGACTGAACCTAATTCTAATTGGATTTTGCCATAGTAAAGGCTTACGGCTGAAGCAACTGAACCAGTATCGAAAAGAACCATTAAGGATTTAGCCGTTGAAGGTACGGCAAAGACAGATGATGACTTAGTATAACTTCCACTCACCGCGCTAACAGTTCCACCTGTTGTAGCCGTAATTTCCGTCCAAGAACCTGTGACTGAGTTATCAACGCTTGTTGAGTAAAACAATTTAGTTTGAATTGTTGTAGTAGTTGAGGCTTGATATTCACCTGATAAAACAACGGTCTTACCTGCAAATTGGATTGCGTTCAGCGTTTCAACCGCTTGTCTGAATTGGACTGTTGTTGTGCCACTTGTCAAAGCCTTTAGTGCGTAACGCACTCCTGTTGGAACTGTTGTTGTCTCCTGTGAAAATGTGGTAGTTGCTGCGTTCATATACCAGCGGTCTGCCGTGGTGTATCCAGTTGACGCGCTAGATGTACCACGTTGCCAAATATCAAAGCCACCATTTATCAAGATATTCTTACCAGCAGCCATTGAACCCTGATAGCGCAAGCCTGTACTTGTACTTGAATCTGAAACCAAGCTTTCGCCGTTGTTGCCTACTGCTAGGCGGGCGTCCACTGTTGTGAAAGTAAATAAATCGCCCTTAGTTGTCAAAGGTGTTTGATCCGTAGGAGTGATCCAAGTGAAAGCCATATCCGTCGCGCTTGTTTTGGATAAAACTTGACCTGTGGATCCGCCCTTGAGCTGCGCCATTGACGTATCAACGCCCTGGCCAAATGTGTTGAAATCAGCTGGAAGATTCGTGACGAGACTTGTGCTCGTCGGCATCACCCAGCCGAAGTTTGTTGTTGGATTTGCCATCGTTTCTCCTTAATTCACGACTAACGCGTGCGCGTAGTCAAGTGTGCCAGATAGTGTGTTGAATAATTCGGCGACACTTACATCTTGCCACGCCATCGCCTGGAGTGAGAATGGCAGTGGCGACATGATGAGAGTGACCGAAAGTTCATTGTAGGAGGCCTGGAATCGCCAGCCCTCGACAAAGCCCAGGAAGTTTCCTGATTGCATATTGGCCGGCAAATTGGCCAGCGAAACCGGCTGACCCATGAACACATTGATGAGAGCGTCTCTGTCTGCATCGTCTAACTCTGGATTTGTCAATGCGAAAGTGATTGATTCTAAGAATGGCTGAGGCGTTGATCTGAGTGTGAGATAGAAATTGGCTTGAGTCGTGGCATCGCCAGAGTTCTTGATTGACGTCGTAATCTGTTGAGCAAGGTCGCCATAAGTAGCGATTGAATCGGCGTCTGTTGCCGTTACGTTGCCGGATGAATAGACTAGGTTGATGTCGTTTCGAATATCGCCAGCCTTTGTCTGAATCTTAATTCCACGCCCAAGAGCATCATTGGCCGAAAGTTCTGTGTATCCGTTAGCTGCTAAATACTGAGATCGATGCGTTGAATCGGCGTAGCAAATCTGCCCTTGAGCGTTTTCGTAGATATAGCCAAGTCCAGAAGTGGCAAGAGCGGCAACCAAGTCCCACGTGACTGTCTTACTAGATCCACGATTGGCAAGAAGATAATCGCCTGGCGTATCAATCTCGCCCAATCCGCTATTTTCAGCAGTTGCCCACGTTGCCGTTGCCGGTAAGTATGTTGCCCACGTCATGGCAGCCGGAACCTCTGACCAATTATTGACCAGTAAATCCTCAAGGATTGAATAGATCTGATTGCCATCGTAGTCCTGAGTCAGAACGCCGTTTGTGAGTGCCTTTTGAAGCCGTGCTAAGGCTCCCAGAGCCGTGATTGTGACCTCTTGAGTGATTGACACTGAACCGACCTGTGAGACGGCCACTGTAACATCGACGACTGAACCGCCAAAGATTGCCACATAAGTCCCAGCCGTATTCTTGACCTCGATTGTGACTGCATTATTGATCTTGGCCGGAATCGCTCCCTGGTCAAGATTGATGAGATTGACTGTGCAATAGCCGGCCTGAGCCTGTGTGTAGATATTTGTGCGCCCTGATGAAATCGAAAGATTGGCTAAGACTGTATTTGTGACGACGACGCCTTCAATTGTGACGCGCCAGACTGGACTCCAATTAGTCATTAGAGAGCGACCAGATTACCGCCGCCACCTGTGCCGCGATAGTAAGAATCGTTGAGAGTGTTTACGATTGTTCGAGCCGTACCTTCGGCATCGATTGCCCCATTGACTGTGATGCTGATCCGTGCAGCATTTTGAGAATCCGTAAATCCTCCGCCACCCATAGCAGCTAGACGAGCCGCATTCTGTGAATCGGTAAATCCGCCTCCAGCAAGAGCCGCCCCCGATACTGCTGACTTAACTCCGCCCGATGATGTTGTAGATCCTGTGCCAGTTGATGTCGTAGCAGTTGGCACTGTAATCGTTGGCACTGTCACTGACGGCGTTGCAGTCTTAGGAATTGTCACGCTTGGAACGCTAATTGATGGAGCAGAAATTAAGCCTACATTTGGCAAAAATGGAATTGAGTTGTAAACCTTGATTAAAGCGTTGATTCCAGCAACGGCTCCAGAGATCAATGCGTTTAATCCATTGATGACTGCGCCGATGACGTTAATGATTCCGCCAGCGATTTCGCCGACAACTTTGAACGCTCCGCCTAATACTGTGACCAAAACCGGCACAACGTATTTTTGAATGAAGCCGATGAATTCTGTAAATGCTTCCTTGTTTTTGTCGATTGCGTCAGTGATTGGCTTAAAGAAATCAGCAAATTTGCCTAAAGCAGGAACCACTTCATTGACAACGAATTGAACCAATTTGTCAATGATTGGCAGTAACTTAAATCCGATTGTTTCTTTTGCTTCATCGAACGTGACTTTTAATCTATCCAAGCGGCCTTGATAGGTTTCGGCATTGGCCGCAGCTGCGCCACCGAATAGATCCGTCAATTTCTTTTGGACGTCAGTGAATGTCATTGTTTTAAGTTCGGCAGAAGATAATCCGATGCCTAGTTTTCCAAGCGCGGCAGTATTGCCGTCGTAAGCCTTGCCGATTGCATTGGCTACGGCTTCAAGTGGCTTGCCTGTTGATGTAGATACATCGAGTGCAACCGAAAGAAGATCCTGCGCCTTGCTTAAATCTCCAGTCGAAAGCGCGATGCGCTGCAAAGCCGGACGAAGTTTTGAATCGCTGACGCCTGTCGCCAAAGACATTTTGAGAATCTGATCTTCTGTTGCTGCTATTTGTGCCTGTGTTGCACCCGTTGCAGACTTAAGAGCGTTGGCTAGTTTGACCTGCGCTGCTTCATCTTCAATCGCCGCCTTGACGCCATCGACTCCGATTTTGATTGCATAAGCAGCAGCAGCAGCGCCAGCAGCCGCGAAAGCCAATCCTGCTTTTTTGCTAAATTCGCCCATCTTTGAAGAAGAATCATCAACGTCTCCATTGGCTTGAGCCAGTGATTTCTTGAGCTGATCTACATCAGCAAGAATCGAGAGTTTGAGTGTGCGCGATTGTCCGGCCATTTACCACTCCTTCAAGATTCGGTCGAAAGCATTTTCCCACTTCTGAATGATTTCTGGCTGGATTGCGCGAAGTGTCGGATAAATAAACCAACCAGTTGAGCCGCGTCCGGTTGTGCCTGACCAGATGGGAAACTGCTTGAATTTATTTGATCCGAACTCCGTACCGCCCCAGAGATCCTTTGTTGTTGCACCGCCGGAGAATTTCTGACTTACGAAACCAAAAGACAATTCGCCAATCTTGGACGATTTAGATACACGGGAGCCACTGGCAATCCTGTCGGCTGCTTTACCTCTGGAGACGGCTTTCTGTTGAATCTTGCCTTGAGCAAATTCTGCCAGTGCCGATGATTCTCTTTTAGCTGCATCAGTCGCCTCTGAATCCATAGCCTTGAAAGCCGAAGTAATGGCGCGAAGATCTTGCTTGTTGTAAGCAATTTCAACGTTGTCGCTCATTCTGTTTCTCCAGTATCTCGAAAGCCGTGTAGATCTGCTCCGCCGTCGTCCATTCGCTCATCGGAATTCCCGTCGCTATTGCTAACTCGACGAGTATGCGATTTACGCTTCCGGCGGCGTAACTTTTGGGAGAACGTCACCGACTGTCACATCGGCCACTGTTTCACACCAAATTTCATAGCTCTTGATTGGCTTGCCGCCGGCTTCACGTTTCATGGCATTCCACGCAAGGAAGAGAAGATCAGAAATTCCGATTTTCTCCTGCGCTTGCGAAATTGTGCTGCCTGTCTTTTGTTCCCATTTAGCCCACTCTGGAGGTTGTGCGGTGTATGTGCCGAATTCGCCGGACGTGTATTCGATGGTGATTGGTAGTCTCATTTGGTGCTCCCGTTTCTATTAGTTGGATCAGGTGATTGTGAGAACTGGTGTTGTTGAGCAGAGCATCGCCCAGGTATCAGTCTGAGCATCTGGAGCAGCGCCGCCAGCAGTTGGAGCCACTGGAAAGACGTTGCCGGCAAATGATGCTCCGGTTGCTGATATAAGTGTGAATGCAAGTGCAGTGTTTGGAGCAGATGAAAACGCAGTCCACATCGCTTCAAATAGAGACGAAGTTGCGCCCCAGTCCGCAAGAAGTGAAATGTTGAGAGTCCACTGATCATCGATGTGCTTGTAAGCCTTGCCATCGAGTGTTTGATAAGTAGTGATCACTGGCGCATTGACCAGAGTGACCGCAGTTGTTTGCGCGTCATAATTCACTGAATTCAGGGTGAAGGTTATGTCGCGACCCGTGACGATAGTTGTTGGCATTTGTCTATCTCCTTAGATTGTCTGTTGTGTGTAGTAAGTGCTGACCGCGAGATCCGCCACTAGTAGGTTGGTCGCGCCGACCTGCTGGATTGTCGGACGTTGAACGTCTCCGACTTCATATCCTGCTGGCATCGCTGCGATGATGCTGATAATAAGCTGCTCAAGATTGTCTAATGCTCCGGCCGTGTTGTTATATGCAACAGCCGCAGTAACCACAAAGTTGATTTTCACGCGTACCGCAGATTTGCCGATTGTTGTCGTTTCTAAGTAAGGCGAATCGGGAACGATTACGCAAGCCGGCGGAATGACTGCTTCTGGCGGAGATGAATAAACGGAAGCCACGACACCGCCAAGAGCTGTTGCAAGAGTGCCGCGAACGTTGGTCGCAATTGTTGTTGGTGTAGGCATTAGATGGCCATCGTTGAAGTGTCAAGGTATGGCGAAAGTAATCCGACCACTCTGTTCATTAAAGATCGTCCCATTCTGTAAGGCGATGGCGTGAAATCGACGCCCTCTATTTGGCCACCTGGAGCGACCACGGATTGGAAAATCTCCACACTCACAATTGTCACAGCTTGTTCAACTGCTGGTGTTGATGCGTAAAGTGTGGCGGCATTGGCTCCGGATAAATAGGCAACGCCAGCTGGTATGACTTCGCGGAAAGAAATGTTCGCGTTTGTCTTAGCAGCTGTAAAGACATAAATTGCGCCAGAGTAAAGATTAAACACTGGAATGAATGGAAACGTCTCCCAGTAATTTGATGTGACTGTGACTGTTCCGTTGAATGTTGATGGAACGCAACCAGTGACCACGACTGTTTGACCTTCAACAAAAGTGTTAGGACGTTGCGTGACGTAATAGGCGACATTGTTTTGAAGATAAACACCGGCGATTGCAGCTTGATTGGCAGTCAGCATTGGCAAAATTACTTGTTCGGCAGAATCAATGATTCCGTCAAGGTAAGCATCTGAATACAGGGACGACGAAACGCCCAAGACTGTTCGCAGTTGCGATGCAGTAATGATAGATGGCATTTCATCGTCCCTTCGTATTCGGCTGGCCTAGATACGGGAGCGCACCTAGGCCATGATCAGTTTGTGACTATGTCAAATTAAAGCGGCGTAGACCACCCGCAAAAGTGACACCAGCTGCCACGTACCCATACAGTGCCAACTCAATTTCGCCCGATGTTGGAACATTGGCTGAAAGTGTTAGCGCAGGAGATTCAAAAATCTCGATTGAGCGTGGCTCGATGATGAATGCTGAATCATCGATTGTTGTTGAAACCATGTTGGCATCGACATACAGATCAAGGCCAAGAACGTTTCCACGGAGTGATGTTGGAGTTGCAGTACCACCGGCATTTTGTGCCACTGGCTGAGCGTTGTAAATTGGACGACCAGTTGAATCAGTTGCACCCATCAAGAGTGACCATTGTGATGTACCAGCAACGTATGCAGTTGCAGTGCGCTTTGTTGCATTGTATGCAGCTGCTGCTTCTGTTGATACGAATGAGATAATTCCTGCTGATGATGCAGCTGTTGTTGCAGCTTGTGTTCCACCGGCAACAATTTGAGCAATCACATATTCGTCAGTTGCTTGAGCGTAACCTTCCCGTAAATTTTGAAGCATAATTTCATAAAAAGATGGGTCGCTGCGATCTAAAAGCTCCACACTGTAGCGCTGGAAACCCATTTTCTTAATTACAGTCGCGTTCACATAGGCTGAGGTGATTTGGGTAGTTCCAGTTGGATCTCCACCTTCTGCCACTGTTGCCACTGTTGAATTCGCAGTGATTTTAGGAATTGAAACTGTCATTCCGTATGAATTAAGTGGACGTGAGCCACCGCATGCGTCGATTGTTGGACGAACCATTGTTGTGTTAGTTGCAACGTCGCGAATGTATGAAACTGGTGAGAATGCTGGATTTGTTGTGAATGAATCATCGGCAGCCATTACATACTGACGAGAATCTTCGTTGCCTAGCTTTGCCTTAATTGTGTGCTCAAGGTATGCCCCTGGAGTTGCAATTGGTGAACGTGGCTTTGTGAAGTACAACGGACGAGT